GGAAAATCTCTGATAGCTTCCGCAACTTGAACTAAACTATCGATAGACTCTTGAAGTTTAGCAACCTCGGAACTCTTGATCACTGATTTGGCAAGTTGCCCCAACTCCGCTTCTCCAAGATGCTCAATCATTTCTTTTAATGCATCGATAGATAGTTTGACTGCTTTCGAAGAAAAGATGACTAGTTCTAACTTCTTGAAAGCCTCGCCGATCTCAATCAACGTATCTATCGCCTGATTAACGTTATCTAATGACTTGTTGTGAACTTTCCTTTTCTTTAAAAGGTCACCCTCGGTCAAAAGGTTCATGCACTTTTCAAGTTCTTCAACTGCCCGTTGTACCGCCCATGAAGAAAAATGAACGTTTTGAAGAGTTTGAAATTTATGACCCAACTCAATCAGTGTGTCCACAATTTCACTGACATTTCGGACAGTACCTTTATCTAAGCCACTTCCCCACAGTTTGTTCAACTTTGCCAGGAAATCTCCGCCAGTTAATAAATCAATACATTTTTGTAGTTCTTTGATTGCTTTTTCCACTGCGCTCTGAGCAAACATCACTAATGATAAACGTTTAAATTGCTCACCTAATTCTATGAGCGTGTCAACAATCTCACTGACATTTCGGACAGTACCTTTATCTAAGCCGCTTCCCCAAAGCTCATTGATTTTAACAAATATATTGCCGCCAGTTAGCAAGTTGATACAGTCTTGTATATCTTCTATCGCTCTTTCGACTGCTGTTTTGGTAAACATGATTAGTGACATTCGTTGGAATTGTTCTCCTAACATGATCATTGTGTCGACCATTTCACTAACATTCGAGACCGTCGAGCTATCAAAACCACTCTTAAAGCTATCGCCTACCGATTGCCAAAAAGTCTTCCGGCCCTCCAATATGCTGACAACATCTAAGAGATCTTGAATTTTTTCTGCGATATTTTCAGATACTTCAATCTGTTCGATTTTGGCTAGATTTTCAGCGACTGACACTAGCGTATTAACTGTATCAGCAACGATTGCTGTATTGATACCACTGATGAAATTCTTAAGTGCATCTCCGAGTGTTCCTAAATCTGATTCAGTAAAGAATTGAATCACACCGACTAGATTGTTAATTTTAGATTTAACAGATCCAAAATCGGACGGAACTTTTGCATCAACTTGTTGGATTGCTTCTGCCATAATTATCAATTCTGCAGCTACCGCCACAACTGCTATTAACCCAGCAATCATTGCAGCACCACCGAATCCAGTCGCCATTATAGCGCCAATAGCAATCGTCAATCCTGTAAAGGCTCCGATCGCAATCGCCATGTTAGCAATTTTCTTACTAAAATCAGCAATATCGTTTGGTACTTTCTCATCCACCTGCTTCATTGCTTCAGCCGCCAACATCAGTTCTAAACTGATTGCTGCAATTGCAACTAATCCCGCAATGGCCGCAGCTGGATTTAAACTTGCCAATACACCAGCAACCCCAACAATGACACCCATACCAACTAACGCAAGAGCCATTCCGCCGAGCTTAGTAGCAAAATTCCCAAAATCATCCGGCACTTTTTCGTCGATCTGTTTCATTGCCTCTGCTGCCAACATTAATTCTAAACTGAATGTTGCAACAGCGATCAATCCTGCAATAGCCGCAATAGGATTTAGATTTGCTAAGATACCGGCGACAGTCACAATTACTCCCATACCGAGTAGCGCAATCGCCATGTTGCCTAATTTAGTAGTAAAGTCACCAAAGCTATCGGGAACCTTTTGATCAATTTGCTTCATTGCTTCTGCTGCAATCATCAGATTAACTGACAATCCTGCAACTATACCTAACCCAGCAATTGCTTGACCTAAATTTTTACCGCCAAGTTTGCTCGCGACAGCGACAAAAGCACCCATACCAGCAAGCGCAAGCGCCATAACGCCCAGTTTGCCTGCCAAGGATCCTAAGTCATCTGGTATCTTTTCGCTAACTTCTTTCAAAGCTTGTGCGGCTTGCTTGATCAGGAGAATGACCCCAAATACAAGGGCTAAGTTGGTGACCCCTTTTGCAAAGCCATTCATAGTATTCAAAAACGTATCTAAAGGATTCGTTATAGATTTGGCACCCATATCGACACCGCCAGGACCACTGCCCGGGCCGCCCGGAGCTTTTTTACCGAATCCAAACAAAGTCAGTAAGCTGCCACCTAAACCTTTAGCCAGTTTTCCTGTAGCTCCAACAACAGTAGTCAATCCCTTGCCGAAGGTTAATAACGGCGTTAAAATACCTTTTCCTATTTTGAAACCAACGAAAGCAGCTGCTAGTTTCGGCAGCATTGAGATAAACTTTGCAATGACATCCGAATGTCGTTCAATAAATCCGGCCAGTTTTGCGATCGCTCCTGTTACTCCGTCCACGAAACCTTTAAAGCCAGCGACACTGGCTTCGCTACCAAAGGCGCCCGTTAGTTCCGCCAAACTTTCTTTAACTGCAGATATCGCATTGCCGATTGGCTCTTTAATATCCTCAAAAGCATCTTTTAAAACATCCAGATAAGGACGCACCTTATCGATCATGCCTGGTATCTTGTCCATGAAACCATCGATATATTGACCACTCTCATCGGTATAACCATTGATGGACTTGAAAAAACCACGAACTAAATCTTTTCCACTATCTAGATGCTGCGCAATAGTTTTGCCGCTAAAAGCTTCGGACATTTCATCGAGTTTGCGAATGGATCCCTCAACACCGTTCGTCACGGCTGTCCGGATATTTTTAAAACTTGTCTTGATCCCCTCTGATCCGATCAAGGCACGTTTGGCACCCTCGGTACCGGTATCGAACATCTCGATCAATTTAGCATTAAATTGATCAAACGTAACATGACCTTTATTAAGAGCATCGTACAAATCATACTGGGCTGACTTTCCTGTGTAGCCAAATGCCTTGGCAACATCATTAAGTGCAACCGGCATAGTGTCCATCAATGAACGCCAAGAGGTCAAGTTGACCTCTCCACGACCCAACATCTGTACATATTGCTCAAGGCCTTGTGCGGCTTTTGCCGAATCTGCACCAGATGCTAAGAATGCATTGTTTAATGAAATCGTGGTCTTAGTCGCATTATCTAAGTCTCCGGTCATCATAGCGATCCGTTGTGTTGTCGGCACAACTTCGTTTAGAGCTGTCGGTAATCCATCGATACCATCAACCAATCGTTGACGGCTATCGTTAACCTCGTCCATTGAAAACCCGACCGCCTGCATCATTTTAGGGAATTGATTAAGCGTATCGAAACGATCAATTGCTCCATCAATTGAACCCTTAACAACATCGATTGCAGCTCCGGCGACTTTCATCAAGCCTAGTGCAGTAACAAATCCTTTGACACCAGTTGTTGCTTGATTCGTAGAATCTTTGATGCCAGAAAAGCCAGATTTCAAATCATTGCCAAATTGTTTAAAAGAATTTTTAGCACCTTTAAATGCATTGCCTAAGTTGTTCCCAAAGTTTTTGGCATGATTAACCACACTGTCAAAAACGGATGACATTCCTGTTCCAAAACTTTTTGCAGCTGATAAAAGCGGCGTAAAGGCAGAACCTGCTATTTTACCCAAACCAGAAAAAGCGGACGATACTTTACTTGTAATTCCGCTAAACGCTGAAGAGATTTTAGAAGTTACTCCCCCAAGGTTTAGCTTCGACGAGATTTGGTTTCCGAAGTTCCCAAACAATGTTAATATTCGTTCAGTAGTAGATTGTACGACCTTCCAAACAGCATCTAAACCTGTTCTCATCGTTGAATTCAATTTACTTATTGCGCTTGCAGCAACTGTGGCCATTTGTTGCAAGGCTTGTGCTGGTCCCGCAGCTTTCTTTTTGAACGCACTCATAGTCTGAGTGGTCTGGTTAAGACTACTATCAATTGTTTTCAGAACTGCAGTAAACTGATCTCGAAGCTTTAAACTAGCTTCAAGAGTGGTCATTTGGTCACCTTCCTTTTGATTTCTTCATCGCCTTTTCTTCGGCTTCAATTCGAATGTCAGTAAAAGCCATGATCATGGCTCTTTCGCGTTTTGGCAAAGACGCAAAAACTTCCGGTGTCAATCCAGCGGTGTGATATGCATGATAGGCATACCACATCTCACCGGATTCACCGGAAGCCATTAGTCCTTTACTTCATCTTTCAACTCATCCTCAGATTCGTTGAAACCATTTAATTCCAACACTTCTTTGGTCAAGTTTGCGTATTCTCCGGCTAAAAGCATTGCCTTTAGAGTATCCGTTGCAGAACCTTCTGTTTTGTAATAGCCTTGCAATTCAGCATCTTGCAGATCTGGCGTTTTCACACAGCGAGCCAATAATGCATCGCCGTATTTATCCGTATCAAGATCCTTGACTGTATTCCCTGCCTTGCTACGGCGCTTGGTAGTATGCACCTTTTTTAACCGATCATTTTCAGTTTCTGAGATTGCCTCAATGACAAATGGCTCTTCAAAACGATCTAGTTTCACTTCTTTTGTATCTCCGACAACTTCCATCATAAAGCTTTTAATATTCATCTATTTTTTCCTCCCAAATTATCCAAGTGTTGGCTGATTGAATTGATCTAATAAATCGGCATCTGAGAAGGTGAAAGACACGTCCTCGTCCAATGTTTCCGATTCGATATCTAGTTTTGCAATTGGTACAGAATCAAAAATCACACCGCTAATTAACGTTGATTGACGTCCAATAGAGCTGTTAGGATCATCATTAGTGACTTTAATTGTGATTTCTGGAATCGTACCGGATTTCAAATAATTAATACCAATTGCAGCGAATTCACTTGTAACCTTATGAATCAGCATGGATCCAGAACCATTTGCTCCTGTAACTTTTTGCTGATTCATCCGTTTGCCTAGGACTGGCACCTCGGTTTTGATCAATTCCACTGTTGCTTCGATGTTCTTCAACCAAAACATTGGTACGTTCCGTCCATCAATGGTCATGAAGGCAGTTCCCTCACGACCCGAAATAACATCACCTGATTTCAAAAATCCACTCATTGACTATTTACCCCTTTCTTATAAGACCTCAACGGTCATGTAAAGTTTTTCCATCGCATCTACTGGTTGCACCTGCACATTAAGAACGATTGAATCCTTTTCATTCCCTGCGCTGATTTCAATGTCATCCGCAGAGAAATTAGTGATCGCTCCAGCACCTTGCAAACCATTGAAATAGTTGATTCTATCGGCTTTATATAATTCTCGCCCATCTTGATCATTATTGATTTGTCCAATAAAGTTATCTTCAAAGGCTTTCTTCGAGTTATTTGCAATGTCATCCAAACAACGTAATACACGGTTCTTCGAAAAGTCTTTGCTTTTATCTGCAGTAAAGGACGTTAGGCTATTGATGTCTTGCTCAATAACAACTTCTCCTCGTTGCTCAGTAAAGACGAACTCACCATTTTGCAGTGCTTCAATGATTTCCGTATTTAAGAAGCGTTGTGTTACATCGATCGCGCCATCGTACTTTTTATAAGTCAATGAAGTTGCAACACCAGCTGAAGCAGATGCACCTGCTACCCAAGCTGTCGCCTGTTCCGCTGTGATACGTGTACCATCAAGTAGAATTACACCATTCTTCACGTTAATCACTGCTTCATTATTAGCTGCATGACCTGCTACGACTAATTGACATTTCTTTCCTTCTTCGTTGCGCATCCGGTTGATAAAGGAGACACCTGCAGTCTTGATTACTTCGTCTTGCACTGGCAATGCTAACGTGTTGAATTCAAATACTTGAATTTTACTGAAAAACGTCATGTAGTCGTTCGCGGTCGCCGGAGTATTTGAGCCATTTTCTAAGACAACTGAAAAAGCAGTTAACTCTCCTGATCCGACAAAATTCACTACACGATTCGCGGATAGTTCCTCGATCGTTTTCGCTGTTTGCCGATCTACTAAACGTCTTGCCAAATATGTTTCTACATCGTAGGCATCCGTCACGTTCACATTTTCTTTCGAAACGACACTGATCGCATTCCCACGCGTTCCGCCAGATAACGCCGTAATCGATAGATCACCTTCGGTTGCAGCGGCCCTTCCTCCAGATCCGACACGATAAACAAGTACGGTTGCCGCTTGCTTTAAGGCTTCACGCAACAATAAGAGTTGCGGATCCGTCAAATCATAGCCAAAAGCGGTCAGGTCAGATGACGATGTCACCGTTACGACCTCGTTTTCTGGTCCAAAGTCTAGAGCAATTGGCAATGCCGTTACACCGGATACCGAATCAGCTGGTCCAAGACCTCCGCTTGATCTCACGTTGATATATGCGCCTGGTCTAACTTTGTTTTGTGTTGTCCATGTTCCTCCTGCCATTTATTTCACCTTTTCCTTTCGTAATTTGATCAGCACTTGCTTTGCTTCGGAAATGCTGTATGCCGCTTCCGTCAAATATGCTGCTAAGAAATCAGCTTCAATCTTGCTGAACTCTTTCGACTTCAACAACTCATTTTTTTCGTATTTCTTTTCTGGTGGTGTTGTTTTTGTTTCAACTTCAACTTCTTTTTTTTCTTTTTTAGTCACCTTTTAATCCTCCTCTTTGTTCGAACGATTCTAATTTCGGTATGTTGTCAACTGGCGCAACACGATACCGCAAAGCAAAAGTAAAATGGAGCGCCTGAGATTCGATTCTAGCTTCTCTGTTTAACAAGCCAACTGATAAGTCATCCAGTCGATTAAACTCGTCTAAGAGCTTGCTACGCATTTTTTCACACTGCTCTTTCACAACAGGATCATCTGTTGTTGTATCAGGAAACCACATCACACAATATAGATGTTTTCGATTCTCATATGACATCAATCCGCCCTTACTATCGGCCATGATTTCGTAGATATAAAAAGACGGCTCTTGGAATCCTTGCTCCTGATTTTCCCGATAAATAACCGCATCAGGAATGATTCTAGAAAGCTCATTTGCAATTGCTAACGTTACATCAATCATGAGAAACCAAATCCTCTCAAATATTCTTCATAAGCCGGCCCTACGATTTTCGGCAGCTGGCCAATGATCTCTTCCATAGTGATTTTTAGAAAGAACTGACCTTCCACCCAGCCACCGTTAACCGTCCGATGGCCGTTCTCGACGAATGACGCGTATTCGGTGTTATTTGAGATAGTGACGATAAACCCATCGCCAGTCGCTTGAGCGCCTTCGAGTACCCAGTTCCTGCGTAACTCACCACCGACACGATTCCGACCACCAGATGCTTCAAATACAAACAGCTTACCGTCTCGAGCGAAGAAGACCGAATTATCGTATTGCCCAACAGGCGTTCTCATCTTAACCTCACGAATCATCAGATTCCCGAGGCGGTTCATCACATCAATGATGAATGTTTCTTCCTGCAGATTCTTATGAAACTGATTCGCAAATTTCAAGAATTGATCAAATTCAAAATCACTCATGCTTGTACCTCGCGAACAATGACGATTTCTTGATGAGTGTTATAACTCGAAAAGCCTTCAGAAGATCGCTTATAGTCCCTCGATTTGCCGTGTGTGTCAGTAATAGAAATGCGTGATCCAGCCGGAATGACGAGAACAGGATCACAATAGAGCATTGTGTTATAAGTTACTTCTGCTACATTGGCATCACTGACTGGTGATACTTGTTTTTGAGAGATTCGGCAAGGTTTATTGCTGATCACAGCTGTCCACTTTGGCTTTGTTACTGATCCGACCTTTTCAGGTTTGTTTACAGAAACGGTCATTGTGCAATCGTATTGCTTTTCGAATTCTCTTTTTGCAAACTCAAAGATGTTCATCTGGTCACCTCAAGCAGCGAAATCTGTTAAGGACGGAAGAATAATTTCTCGCAAAAGAAGGTGTCTGCATTATCTTTTGATATGCCTCGGCCTTCGTTTCTTTTGAGATGGAAAAATCCCCTTCACTCAACGATTTCACCTCTCCCTCAGCTTCTGCAGCGTTGAGAGAGAAGCTTGTTTCGTTGATCAGATCTATTG